AGCTAGTATAGGAGATTGGTATGAAGCATCAGAAAACATATTCTATCGTCCTCTCCCTCCACCACCTAATGATCCACCAACTCCTTAAATATTTATAATAAATTAAAAAAATGGAAACAAAAGTTTTAACCCAAGAAGAGATTACACAATTAAAAACAACTCAACAAGAACGATATTCTATTATTGAAGCATTTGGAACTTTAGAAATTCAACTTCAAGAATTAGAGTTTCGCAAACAGTTTTTAAAAAATAAATACTTAGAATTAAAACAAAAAGAAGAGATTTTAGGAAAACAATTACAAGAAAAATATGGTGATGGTACTATTAATGTTGAAAGAGGAGAATTTGTGAGTAATTAGTTTTTCGAAAATTTTTAGGATATTTATCATCAAACCCCAAGTAAAAACAATTTAATTAATTAAAATAACATGGCAGAAATTTTATTATCCCCAGGTGTTTTATCAAGAGAGATAGACGCCTCATTTATAGCGGAACAACCACCTCAAATTGGTGCTGCTATTATCGGTCCAACAGTTAAAGGACCTGTTGGTATTCCTGTGACAGTAACATCATATACTGACTACGTTAATCGTTTTGGTGAGACTGAAGTTATTCCTAACTCAGGTTCATACTCATATTTCACATCTATTGCAGCTTATAATTACTTCCAAAATGGTGGTCAAACATTATTAGTAACCCGTGTAGTGTCAGGTACTTATTCTCCTGCTTCTTCATCTATTACTAATATAGCTACAAACCCAGCATTTAGTTTAGTTACTATTTCTGAAGGAGCAATGCAAAACAGCTTTAGTACTCCTACATCTACAGGTGCTTTACCATCAGGATCAGCTAATAATATTCGCTGGGAAATTGTATCATCTAAAACATCTTCTGGTACATTTAACTTGTATATTCGTAGAGGTGATGATGATAACAAAAATAAAGCTATTCTAGAAACATACACTGGATTATCAATGGATCCATTAGATGATAATTATGTAGCTAGAAGAATTGGTGATTATCAATTTACTCAAGAAAATATTGACGGTGAAGATACTTTACAAATTACTGGTACTTATCCTAATAAATCAAGATATGTTAGAATAGGCCAAGTATTTACACCTACTCCACAATATTTCTTAGGTGGTGTTCCAAATCCTTCTTATATTAATCTCATCCCAGCTAACGGATCAGGATCATTTAATGGTGGTACAGGTGCTTCATCAACAACAGCTAAATTTTATGATCAAATCGAATCAACCAATATTCAAGGTTTACAAGCAGCTAATTACACATCTTCAATTAATTTATTAAAGAGTGCTAATGATTTCCAATTTAATACTTTAATTATCCCTGGATTAAATTACGCAGATCACGATACAGAATTAGATACTATTATTACAAACACTCAAGAAAGAGGTGATAATATCCTTGTAATAGATTTAGGTAATTATTCATCTTCAGCTAGCGAAGTGATAAATACAGCAGCTTCAATTGACTCATCATATGTAGCTGCTTATTACCCTTGGGTTCAAACACTTGACCCTGCTACTAACCAATATGTATTTGTACCTGCTTCAACCATGATACCAGGTGTATATGCATTTAATGATAGAGTAGCTGAGCCATGGTTCGCCCCAGCAGGTATTAACCGAGGAGGATTAAGCTCTGTAATTAGAGCAGCTTCTAAATTATCTCAAGGAATTCGTGATGATTTATATGTAGGTAAAGTTAATCCAATCTCAACCTTCCCAGGACAAGGTGTTGTAGTTTATGGTCAGAAAACCTTACAAACCAAAGCATCAGCTCTTGATCGTATTAATGTTCGCCGTTTAATGATTGCTCTTAAGAGAACAATTGGTCAGATTGCTAATACAATTGTATTCCAACCTAATAATGCTTCTACAAGAAACTCATTCTTAGCTCAAGTGAATCCATATCTTGAATCAGTTCAACAACGTCAAGGTTTATACGCATTTAAAGTAGTAATGGATGATTCTATTAATAATGCAGCTGTAATTGACAGAAATGAATTAGTAGGCCAAATTTACTTACAACCAACTAAGACAGCTGAATTTATTTACTTAAACTTCACAATTACTCCAACAGGTGCAACTTTTGAATAATAAAAGGTTAACTGTTTAAATATTTATTAACAAATAAAAACTAAAAGAAAATGGCAATTATAGACGCAAATGAAATGTTTTTTACAGCGTTTGAACCAAAACAGGCTAACCGATTTATCCTGTACGCTGATGGAATACCAACTTGGATGATTAAAGGTGTGAGCGCAGTAGGCTTAACCCAAGGTGAAGTAGTATTAAACCATATTAACGTTTTACGTAAAGTAAAAGGTAAGACAATTTGGGATGATGTAACTATGACACTTCACGATCCAATTTCACCATCTGGTGCTCAAACGATTATGGAATGGGTTCGCTTATCACATGAATCAGTAACAGGTAGAGACGGATACTCAGACTTCTACAAGAAGGATTTAGTAATCAATGCTCTTGGTCCTGTAGGTGATGTAGTGGCAGAATGGGTACTTAAAGGCGCTTTTGTAAAAGATGCTAAATTTGGTGAATATAACTGGGACACTGAAAACCAAGCTATTAATATCACTATGACATTAGCAATTGACTACGCCGTGTTAAACTACTAAAAGTTCAACCCAATATTTATAAAAAGAGCTCGCATTTTTTGCGAGCTTCTTTTTTTCTTATATATTTATAAGTAACAAACAAAATGTTATAACAAAATTATTTATGGAAAATAAGTTTAGTATGCCAACCGAAATGGTTGAATTGCCTTCAAAAGGTTTAGTTTACTTAGAAACAAATCCTCTTTCAAGCGGTGAAGTTGAAATGAAATATATGACTGCAAAAGAAGAAGATATTCTAACAAATCAATCCTACATTCAAAAAGGAACAGTATTAGATGAAGTAATTAAATCTCTTATTGTCACACCAAATGTTAAATATGAAGATATGGTTGTAGGTGATAAAAATGCTTTATTAGTAGCCGCTCGTATTTTAGGTTATGGTAAAGATTATACATTCACTTACAATGGTGAAGAACAAACAATTGATCTTACAACTGTTGAAAATAAACCTATATTAGAACATTTATATACTAAAGGTGTAAATGAATTTGAATATACTCTTCCCTCAACAGGTACTAAAATTACTTTTAAACTTTTAACAGGTGCTGATGAAAAAACCATTAATGCTGAATTAGAAGGATTTAAAAAAATAAATAAAAATAATGTACCTGAATTATCAACTCGCTTGAAATATATGATTACCTCAGTTGAAGGTAATAGAGAATCTAAAACTATTAGAGAGTTTGTTGATAATAATCTTTTAGCTCGTGACTCCAGAGCGTTTAGGGAGTATGTAAAGGAGGTACAACCAGACATTGATCTGACCTTTTTTCCCGAAGGGAGCGACTCAAAAGTTGACATTCCAATTAGACTTAGCTTTTTTTGGCCTGACCTCTGAGATAGCCAAAGAATATAGAGTTAATTTATTTACACAAATTCATGAAATGGTGTTTCATAGCCAAGGCGGTTATGACTGGGGAACAGTCTATAACATGCCTATCTGGCTTCGTAAATTTACTTTCCACACAATGAGAAAGTATTATGAAGAAAAGAATGGAAATGAAAACGGAGATCTAGCATCTCAAACTAGGGCTATTCGTGAAGGCAAAATACAACTCCCAGATCATTTTAAAGGTAAATTAACCAATAAAGCCCCAAAATATTAATATTTATAATATATATTTTAACACATGGCTACAACTTCTAGTAATAATCCTACACCAAATCCTAATCAATTAAATGAAAAAGAGTTAAAAAGACTTATTGAACTCTTACAAAAAATTGATAAATTAACAGGAATAGCGGCCTCTAACACAGCTAATCAAGCACAGCAAACTGGTAATGCTCGTCAACAACTAAATAGATTAGAAAAAGAATGGACTGAAATAACAGGTGATATAAGTTATGCTGCTGTAGGTTTTAGGAGAATTTTAGAAGAAATAAAAGATACTAATGAAGGTCTTAATGAATCTATAAAGATATACAATGGTTTTAAGTCTATAGCAGATCAAATCCAATACTATCAAAAAGGAATTATGGATATGTCTGAAAGAGATGTATCTAAAAATTTAAAACTATTAGAGACTAGTAAAGAAAGATTAGTAACAGCTAATGAATTATTAGAAAAAAAACAAATAACAAATGAAATTGATAGAAAATCTATTGGAAATGAAAGACAAAAATTAGAAATATCCATTAACGCTCTACAGCAAGAACTAAAAACAGGTAAAAATCTAAAAAATAACACAGACTTATCAGTACAAGATAAGATTAAGAAAAGAGAACAACTTAAAGAAGAACGTATAAGAATTGCTGAAGTAAACAGAGAATATAAATCTGTAGAAAACCAGATCAAAACAAATGCTTATATGTTAGAGCAAAATACTGCTGTATTAGAGAATTATGATGCTTTAACTGAAGGTTTAGAACTTTCTCTTAAAAGAATTAATCGAGAAGTTAAATTTGAAAATATTAAAAATTTAGATGAGCGTTTTAAAAATACTGTTAAAGAAACTTTATCTATAGATGCAAATTTATCTAGAATAACCAAAGCATTTGGTTCTCTTACTACTCTAGCCCAAAGAGCCTTAGACCACCAATCCGGTATATCAGAATTAAGTGAAAAAGAAGTTAAAAATTCATTAAAAGAATTAGAGTCTAAGAAAAAATTATTTATTGAATCTGTTAAGACTTTTCAAGAAGATGAAAAAAGATTAAAAAGTGAAAAGATAATTAGTGAGTCTAAGCAAAATTCTTTAAAAATTACTAAAGATAACTTAGAAAAACTAAAAGCATCAAGGAAATTGGATGATGAAGAAGAACAACGTCTAAAAGAAATTCAAGATTTATATAAAAAAGAAACACAAATACTTGAAGAAGTAGAAAATAAAATAAATATAAATGCTGAAGTTCAAAAGAAGTTAAATGAAACTATTAAAGGTCAAAATAAAGAATATAATGAGATTCGAGCTACTTTAAATCAAATAGCTGTAGATTCTATTAATAAAATAGATGAAGGCTTTAAAAATATGGTTAATGATATAGCAACTACTGACCAAATCAGTAAAAGTATGTCTAAATCTTTCCAAACTTTATCTGATATAGCTCAAAAGAATCAAGAATATCAAGAAAACATAGTTGATGTTAATAAAAAAGATGTTGAAGAATTAATTAAAAAAGCTGAATTAGAAAAACAAAGTTTTACTCGCAATCTAAATTTATTAAGCATTGAAAAAGAAAGTCTTGAAGATAAAAAAAGAAAAACTAATGAGAGCATTCAAGATATTGAACAACAAATAAAAGCAGAAGAAAATAGTAATAAAACTACAGAAGAAAAAAAACGAATAGTAGATG